CTATCATGCTCATATCAATGTTAGCTTGATCACAAGCGTCAAGCAAGTGTGCCATTGCTTGTTTGTCTGCGTTTTGTTTAGCATCAAAGTAGTCATTCATGCTATCATAACTTATAACACCGTTTGGTGTCCATGCTTCAACGCCTTTTTTAGTTTCTGTAGTCATTGTATTTCTCCGTATTATTAAAAGATATAACTTAATTGTTATATGTATATTATAGCAAGACTTCTTGCTTTTGTCAACCTTTTTTTTAACTTAATGCTAAAGTTAAAGCATCATTGCGTTTAAGTTTCTGTAGTATTACCGCAGCCTTCTTAAAGCATATTTCTACTTTCTTACCTTCTGTCATAACACTGTATACCAAACCAGTTGCAATGTCAACAGCAATTACAACAGGTATTTTAGCAATCATTAATACATAATCAACCATTGTAGTGTTATGAATATGATGTTTGTATTTCTGAACGTAAATAGCCTCACTAAGTGAAAGCGTGTAAGTCTTGTTAAAATCAACTTTAACACCCAATCTACTTTGTAAGCGTTGTCCAACATGTTGTCCTTGAAATTTTGCTGCTGTAATCATTGTTAACTCCGTTTGTGTTATAAGCATTATTGCTTAATTTCTTACTGTCTATACTAATATTATACGGCAAGATGTCTCGGTTGTCAACCTTTTAATGAAAATAATGTCAAGAAAAAACCCATATATTTCAATGGGTTAAAATTTATTTTAAATTAATTTGATTTATTTTGCAAATTTTCTGTCTACACCCTTGCGTTGTTCTTCAAAAAACATGGCTGTTGCCAGTAATCTTTCACGTCTTTGGTTAATAGTAGGGTGTGTTAAGCGCCATAAGAACTCAGCATCTTTGGCATTTAAGCGTTTGTATTCACTTAAATTCCATCTTTTCATTACAGCCTTGCAATGATCAAACTGTTCTGGTGCTATATTGTAATTGTGCATAGTTCGTTTGCTGTGTTTAACCAACCAAGTGTGTGCTGGTGTTTTGTGGTGGTTAACACTCCACCATTTACGAAAATGTTTTAGTCTATCTGTATTCATGTTTTTCTCCTTTAGTGTTTGCGTATAAACGCTTCTCTGTCAAATACTGCTTTGCAGTTCATGTTGTTTCTTTGTGTTTGTGATAGTTTACTGAATTCCTTCATGCTCATATCATAGATTTTATGTCCAGTCCAAACATCACGAAACTTCATTATCATCCAATCTTTTTCCCATTCAGAATAATCCTTATATTCCTTTTGGTCTACATATCTCATGCCATCTTCATAGCTGTATATTTCTATTACCATATTAGTATTTACTCCTTTATAATCTGTTCCCTTTCAGGCAACAGAAAACATCAAAACTCTAAAGAGTTTTTTCTGTTTATTTTTTTCTCTTCTTAAGTGGAACATTAAACATTTATATGTGGTTTATATGATATAACTTAATTAGATCTTATTACTCACAAGTAGGCTATTACAGCCTAGGGTGTTTTTAGAGACTATAAGACATTTGGCTCGTTCCTGCTTACCATACACCAGTGATTTTTAAGAATGCTTTCTGCCTACAGTTGCATTCATATGTCTAGTCAGTTTTCATTAGTTGGAAAACGCAACCCCTCAAGCAAGTTTCTAAACTAGTGTTTCTCTAGTCTTCAATGCTATGTTGTCAAGGAGGGTATGTAAGGGTTCTGTGTTAGTTTTGTATTAGCCATTGTTAGTATTATATGTTAGTTTTGTTTATTTGTCAACTTATATCAAACATATCATTATCAAAATGTTTCTCAAGTTTTTCAACATCACGCTTATGAATTAAATCATTTATATGATCATACATATCTTGCTTTGTAGGAAATAACTGTTCCGGTTGTGCTTGTCGTATACTGTCAGCATTAATAAGATGTTTCTTATTAGGCATTGACTTCAAATTACTTATTACAACACCTTCTTTGCATTGTAGTATATTAAGCCAAGTTGCTGCATTATGTATTTTCTTACCGTTTTTCTGAAAAGGATACACATATGTCCAAAACTCTTCTAAGTTCTCATTACATATATTTACGTGATAATAGTCATTACCATGACTAGCACTTGTTTCTGTTGTGTAATTTAAAATATAATATCTCATTGTCTCTCCTATAATGTGTAAAAGTTTATTCTTTTACTTAATGTATTTATCATTATACAACAAAAAGACGCTTTTGTCAAGAAAAAAGACGCCTTTCGACGCCTTTTTAGAATCATTGTATAAAGTATTGGGCAGTTCTGCTTTAATATATATGGCACTGTTTCCAGTTACATTTTGTTGGAGCTAGGCAATGAATCCTAGTATCACCCTTATACAACTGTAAGCTAAAATTGAACATTATTTGGAGAATGTCTGTAATCATTGATTATTTTTTTAACTTACTATATATATTTATACACTATAACTTAGGTATTGTCAACCTCTAAGAACTCTTTAATATAATCTGGGTTGGCTTTTTTGTATTTCTTTATATGATAATATACAGCCGCTGGTGTAACTCCCAATCGTCTGCTTATTTTTGCTGATGACAGTCCTGCACTGTGCCAACTCCATATGTTAGCAGTAAGATCTGCACTAGGATCAAAATTGTTTGGTATTCCTGGTTTGCGTCCTCGTTTGTTTTGCATGTTAACGCTTTCTTCAGTCCTGTTGTCTATTCTTTCGTCCTGGTTATGTAGTAATTTTCTTTGCACTGTGTAATCATTTATCTTTGGTCTAACTGGCATGTCGTGTAGTTTTAGCCATTCATTTATGCACAATGCATTTGTGGCAATTGCCAGTCCATCTTTGTGCATATGATACATGCAGTATGTTCCTGGTATTTCTTTTTTAAATTCTGTATGTAAGAAAACAAAGTGTGTTAGTTTCTTATAATCTTCTAAATCTAACACTCTTTGAAACATGGCTTTGAGTCTTTGCTTACCACCATATGTGGTATAATCTGTGGGGGTGTTCATAGTATATCCTGTAAATTATCTACGCTATATGCGTTGATTTGATGTGTTTAACGCGGTGTTTTAGTAAGTGCCTCCGTCAATGACATTACTGTTTTCCCATACTGGGTCTGGTGTTGCACTTGCATTATACTGTAATAAATGTCCAGTTGCAATGGTGGTTTGATCCACAACAATATCTTTCAATATGCCAACGGGTGCTTGTGATACAACATCTTCTTTTGTTGGAAGCATTACTATTGAACTGCCGTCTAATCTTATCTTACTCATATTTATTATCCTTATATTTGTATACTTGATTCGTATTCTGTGCAAATAAATTCAAATTGATTACCTTTTTGAAATGTTATTTCTAATACTCTAAATAATTTATTTGCTGCACTAGTCCAACCAAGATCTTCTTGCACAATCTTTACAATGTCACCACATTCAACTTTAAGAGCTTGGTGGTTTGCAATAAATGATGCTGATATTTGATGCCTACTGTTATCAATTCTGTATTTGTTTAGTCTGCTAACATAACTTTGATCAGTTGTCATTTGATAATCTACTTTTGATTCTAATACTGTTCCATTGTCTTCGCTTAGATAATTTGTTCCATCGTTGCCTGTGTAAGTAACTTCAACGTTATCTACATAATTCAATGCAGTTGAGCTATCTACATATCCTGCTGTTATTTTGTTAAATAAACTTGACTTTGCTGGTCTAGTAACACTAACTGGTCCTAATATGTTATCTTTGTTAAATTCAAATACACTAGTTTCGTTTTGTTTGCGTGGCACAAGTCTATACTTTCCACCTGCAAAAACTAAACTACTATTACATGAAAGTGTTAACATTTCTATATTATCATACAGTCTAGCAGCTGTTGGAATTACTCCATTAAATTTAATACCACTGCCACCATTAGCACTTGCATAATGAGTTCTTGCTGATTGGAAACTATCTATATCAATATCTATTCCTGCTTGATAATTGCCACTTGAATCGTGGTCCATGCTTTTTCCATATCTTTTGTTTGTCATGTAATCGTATATAACATCAGCAGGGTTTTGTCCATCTCCAACTGTGTTACTAAAACTACTGCTTCCACTAGTTAATGTGCTAACATTTTTTATGTGCTTTCCTTCTACAACCACTGTAATTACAGGAACACCACCTGCATAAGCATCTGCATTTGCTTTTAATCTAATAGCAAAATAAGCCACGCCTCGCAATCTAGCTGTGCTTGGCCAATTGCTACTGCCAACACTGTTTTGTATTAATGTATCAACAGTTTGATCATCTCTTCCATCATGGTAATTAATGTTAATCTGTGCACCACTGTATTCATTTCCTGATTCAAAATTATTTAATGTATAACGTCCACCTGATTCACTGTAACTTCCACTAGAATCATCATCCCAAATACGAACATCACCAAATAATACTTGCTTTGGTATGCCTGTTTGTCCTTCAGATACCACTATTATCATATTAAAGTATTCATTTCCAGTAGGTGTATCATTAACAGTTCCACTTCCGTTTGATGTTTCAACGTATACTCTTACTCCACCTATTCTATGCGTTCCATAAATTACTGGAATGGTTGCGTTGTTTGAACTTCTGTTAACTAATAATCTACTTGCAACAGAGGCTGCAATACTGGCTTCTCTTGCATCTCTGGCTGCCTGTTCGGCAATTAATCTTTCTTGTTCTC